ACTCAACATTAGGAGCTAGAAATGGAATTATCTCACGATGAAACAAGAAATAAGATCGAGCCACAATCTATAGTCACCGACGGATTCGACATCCGTAAAAGTGTATTCATCATACCGGTTGATGCACCACTGCCTAATGAACTAGCGGATGCGCCTGTTTCTGCAGGAACGCTTTATCAAAGACTAGCTCCGTTAACAGCTGAGACTATTGATACGGATTTCGCACTTGTTCCACTTGCCGGTAATGAGCTTTTAGCTCTTGACCGTGCTTGGACAACACTTGTCAACGCACCTAGGATTTATGTTTTACTAGAGATTCCAGGAGCCAAATATGATATTCTATTCACACAAGCCCGTCGTCAGCTTGGTCTGCGCAGCCTTGATTGGCCAACAGTCGCTGAATCCATAGCTGAACGCGTACGTACGGTCCAGAGAACAACCGACAAGACACCTTGGGCCCTCGGTGTTCAGAAGAAACAATATTCAGGCTCCAACATTGATGACGTCAATCAACAAGTAGAGCCTCCTAAAACGGAAGGAGACGCAATTGAAGATTAGTCCGGAACATGAGTTCTTATTCAAGACTACCGGAGCTAAAAGATACATTGCAAAGAAGCAGATTCCTCGTGCCAATGCAGTGATCTCGTTATCATATGATGACAGACCTCGACCCGGTGACAGAGACAAGTTTCTGTTTGCTGATGATCCCAGATGCCTTAATATCACTGAGACTTTAGTGAAGAGATTGGGTGATGAATTTCCTGTTGATGTGCTGCCCTCAGGATTCGCTGGACCCTCAGCCGTTCCGTCTGACTGGAATAAGTTACTTAACGTGTCAGGATACGGTGGTGACCCTCTACCTATTCCTGTTTACAACAACCAACATCTAATCGCTAGTATGGGGCTAGCAAATAAGATCAGACCTGCCGACGTGCCGTGGTTTAAAGAACTAGTTCGTCTTTTCTTCGGAGCAGCAGTACCCGCTGATCTACATATAAGGAAAGCTGCATCTACTGGTTTTCCTTGGTTCACGACGGACAACGAGTACAAGAAACTAGGCACAATCAAATGTCTTCATAACATCGATGACTGGCTTGCGTCTATGTCCGGAGACAAGCAACAATCAATTCGGGCCCTTGAAATCTATGATTCTATTCCTGTCTTTGCGATTCAGAAAAGACAACAACCGGACGCTGTATCTCTGGTTAACGGAGTTTATAAATCAAAAGATCGACCTTTTCCTACGGAAGAGGAAGCTCGTTCTGGCAATTATGAAGCAAAGAGATTTGTCAACAAAACTGTCTATGATTACAAAGGCAATATGATAGAGGGACACTTCGCAATGCGTCAAAGAACAGTATTCGGAATGTCAGGCATACCGAACTACGTCATGACCGCCGTGATGGGTTGTTTTAGAGAGGTTTATCTAAATAGATTCGCATTTACCTATAAGACACGGGATGATGCGGACAAGGAAGAGAAGATCTCTAGATACAAATTTACAGTTGGTTCTGATGTGAAGCAGATGGATACCACCGTACCAGATTGGTTCCTGGAATTACTGTACGAAGAGCTACCCAAGTACTGGGATGAGCGCTTAGTCGTTGTGCTTCGGCGCATGATGAAAGCCCCATATGTGGTACCCTCTCCCTGGGTGAAAACACCGGAAGATTACAACCCGGTATTCGGGCCTTCACCACTTGAAGGCAACTCGTTCGATGCTTCTGTAGGATTACCGTCAGGTATCTTTATCAATCCTGATATTGGAAAGTTGTGGATGACTTTCGTCTACAGCATTCTATATCGAGATGTTGGAGCTTTGCGAGTTGTCTCTGAACTGGAGCCTTTTCTACAAGGAAAGAATTCTGATCATGCTTTGCTTGATATGTCAGATGATGCCGCCATGTTGACTAATAATCAATTGATCGCGGCGCAACTCAAAGAAGGGAAGTCACCTTATGCTGTGCTAGAGCCGGAGACGCCTGTGCTTTATCTTGGTTCTGTCTTTGCTGAAGTGGATGGGAAGAAACGATCTTTTCCTAATCCAGTGACTTATGTAGTAAACATGCTCGCTCGTGAGGA